TCACGGCCCGGGACCTCGTAGTAGGTACACATGGCAACATTCTGGCAGCAGGGAGCTATACTGTAAATATGTACAGNTGCCGGTGGGGATGTGCGTTTTGGAGTGCGGCGGGATCATGCCCCACTGTCCTACCACCAGCTCGTGCCCAGTTTCGCCCTTATCCCGCAGGAACGGACCCCGGTACAGCGGGCTCATCTTGTCGCGCCACTCTTCCTCGGGCACGTCACCGAAGTGCAGCACCAGCTGCTCACGGCCCGGGACCTCGTAGTAGGTACACATGGCAACATTCTGGCAGCAGGGAGCTATACTGTAAATATGTACAGTCTTTGGAATTCCCCGCTACCTGTGCCGTACGACACGGCGGCACAGTCGCTGGCCTTGCCCCTGTGCGGGGTGAGCGTGCGCGCGGGGTTTCCATCGCCTGCCGATGACTTCGCGGTGGAGCGGCTGGACATCATGCAGCTGCTGGTGAAGCACCCCCAGGCCACCTACTTCTGGCGCGTGCGTGGCGACTCGATGAGGGACGCGGGCATTGAGGACGGCAGCATCATCGCGGTGGACCGGGCGATCAAGCCCAAGCACAACAGCATCGTCGTGGCCATTGTGGACGGCGAATGCACCGTGAAGTATCTGCATCAGCGAGCCGGCCGCATCAAGCTGCGCGCGGCCAACCCTACCTATCCCGACATCATCCCCCGCGACAGCCAGACCATTGAGGTATGGGGTGTGGTGAGTGGGTGCGTGAAGCTGTTTCTCACCTGATCTGATGGACGGAGGCCAGCATGTATGCGCTGGTGGATGGCAACAATTTTTACGTGAGCTGCGAGCGGGTGTTCCGCCCCAGCCTGAACGGCCGCCCGGTGGTGGTGTTGAGCAACAACGACGGCTGCGCGATTGCCCGCAGCAATGAGGCCAAGGCCCTGGGCATCAAGATGGGGGCGCCGTGGTTCCAGATACGGCACATGGAGGAGACCCACGGGCTGGTGGCCTTGAGTGCCAACTTCACGCTGTACGGCGACATGAGCAACCGGATGATGAGCCTGGCAGCGGGTCTGGGGCCTTCACAGGAGATCTACAGCATCGATGAGTCGTTTATCGGCCTGCAGGGGCTAAGGGGCGACCTGATCACACGCAGCCACGCCATCCGCGCCCGCATCCAACAGTGGATAGGCATCCCCTGCGGCATCGGCATAGGCCACACCAAGACGCTGGCGAAGCTGGCTAACCACATCGCCAAGACGGCCGAGCGCAAGCCAGGCAGCTATCCGGCCGAGTTGGCCCAGGTGTGCAATCTGACCGCCCTGCCCGCCCAGGACCTGGACGACGTGCTGGCCAACACGCTGGTGGAAGAAGTCTGGGGCGTGGGCCGCAAGATCGGTGCGCAGCTGCATCAGTGCGGGGTGCATACGGTCCTAGACCTGGCCCGGCTGGACCCGGCCATAGTTCGCAGGCGCTGGAGCGTGGTGCTGGAGCGCACCGTGCGCGAGTTGCAAGGCATGCAGTGCATTGACCTGGACGACGCGCCCGAGCCCAAGAGAGAGATTGCATGCACCCGGTCATTCGGCCAGGCGGTGACAGAGCTGCCGCCGCTGGTGGAAGCCGTGAGCGAATTCGCCAGCCGCGCGGCCGAGAAGCTGCGCAAGCAGGGCAGCTTGGCCAGCCAGCTGCTGGTGTTCTGCCACACATCCCCCTTCCGGCCTGGCCCCCGCTTCAACAAGTCAGTGGTGGTGCCCCTACGCCGGCCTACAGCCGACACCGGCAAGCTGGTGTGGGCGGCTGCTGCTGGCATGCGCCGCATGTACGAGCCTGGCTACAAGATGGCCAAGGCCGGGGTGATGCTGCTGGACCTGGTGCCAGGCAACGTGCTGCAGGGCGAGCTGGATCTGGAGGATGAAGACCACCGGGACCGAACCCAGCTGATGGCGGCGCTGGACACACTCAACCAACGCTATGGCAAAGGCACCGTGCATTCAGGCGCCACGGGCGGCACTAACAAAGGCAAAGACTGGGGGATGAAGCAGGAGAGGCGCACGCCGCAGTACACGACGCGGTGGGAGGATGTGCCGGTGGCGCGAGCGTAATGCTGATCCACAATGGACAAACAAGTAAATTGCAACACACCTATGCCAGAACTCTACCTAGCCCCCCAACATCCTGACCCAGCACATCCGTTTGAAGGAGACCGCCTCGAAAGGAGAGCGCTGGCCAATCGCCTTACTCAGATGATTCGTCGGTTGCCAGCAGGAGCTGTATTTGCCATAGATGCGGCGTGGGGCGACGGAAAATCATGGTTTGGAAGAAATTGGCATGCAGAGCTGCTCAATGATCAGTATATATCGGCATATATAGATACGTTTTCAGCGGACTATATGGAGGACCCCTTTTTTCTCCTTATTGGAGAGATATCCATTGCCCTGAACCAAGGAAAAGTCAGTGATCTAAAAAAGAGGGGGGCTGAAGTAGCAAAAGCATTGGCACCTCTGACTGCAAAAGTCATCTTGAATGCCGCTGGCAAGCTAATTGGCACAGATGACATCACTGGAAAATTTTCCGAAGCTGTTTCTGGCGCTGCAGAGGCCGCCGCCGAGTCCATCGAAAATTTGATTTCTGAAAAAATAACAGACTACGAGAGAGAAAAAAATAGCGTTACAGCCTTTAAAAAACAACTTGCCAAACTAGCCGAAGAAAATTACAAAAAAACAGAAAAACCAATAGTAATATTCATCGATGAGTTAGATCGGTGCAAACCAGATTTTGCAGTTAAAACCATTGAGCGCATAAAACACTTTTTCGAAGTTAAACACATCATCTTCATCTTACTTCTAAACAAAACTCAAATCCATGAATCGATCAGGGGGGTCTATGGATCAAATATTGATGCCGAAAGATATCTAGGAAAATTTATACAATTCTCATTGAATTTTCCTAAAAAATTAATTCCAGAGGGAGCACCACCCTACAAAAAATTCGCCGCCCAAAAGCTCCGCGACTACGGATTTGAGGGCGTTGACGAGATCGATCATCAAGCAGAAGCACTTGCAGTATGCGCCGAAGCATTCTCTCTTACGCTCAGAGACATTGAACGATGCATAATATTGATATCACTGAATTCTCAATACTACACAAGATATCACCCCCTTCTTGTAGCATTCGGTCCAAGCATAAAAATAGGACACCCTAAAGCCTACAATCAAATTACCAATCCATACAACAATGAAAACAATGATATTAATGAGGCGGTGTCGCGCATATTTAGAAATAATGAAGAGTTTTGCGTGATTTTAAACAAACTACACAACTCCATGATTTCAAAATCAACACCCGACATTGACGATCGTGCAGATGCCCACACAAGAATCGGCCTCCAACTAAGATCCCCAGAAAAAGAGCTTTTAGATTTCTACAACTCTCTAAATTTAAAAATCGAATAATGCCTGCGTATTCAATCATCAACCCATAGGCAACTTCCCCCGACCCGCCTGCAGTTCCGTCTTCCGCTGACTGCTGAAGCTGGTCCCCAGCCAGTACGCCCCCACCATGGCGATCACGGCCAGCAGCGCTGTCACGATCTGCACCCGCAGCTCGCCGCTGTAGTTGTCCGGGTGGATGAAAAGCACGTCTACCACCAGGCCGTACAGCGGCAGTAGCAGCAGCGCGGACACCCAGAACGCTGGGTTGTGCCAGAAGCCAGGCGCACCGGGCTGCAGGTAGGCAGCATTGGCCTCCCGCGCACCGGCGATGCCGCCACCAACCTCTTCCAACTTGAACCACTGCGCTTCGATGGCGTTGCGAACAGCGGCGGCAGCAGCGGGATCTGCGCCGATGGTTTCCAGCAGCTCCTGCTCATTGCGCGCGCCGATGGCCTCCTTTGCGGCGGCCACCACGATCTCGGCGGCCTTGATGTTGCGTTCCGAGGTCTCCGAGCCCGAAGAAAACAACCGGCCCAGCTTGGGCACCAGGTCAATCAGGGATGGCAGCACTGCAGCGACAAAGGGGGCCATGGGTTGCTCCTTGGGTTGGGGGGTGATGGTGTCGGCGGCAAGCGCCTCCGGGTTGATCAGATCGGCCAGCGTGGGACGGGCCTCGGGTGCGGCGGGCGCGTAGGTGCCGCCGTGCGCTTCGTATTCCTGCCGGGCGCGCTCCATGGTCACCACCGGCTGGCCGTAGGGACTGCCTGGCAGGCTGGCCCATTCGCGGTTGCACTTGCGCACCGCATCCTCAAAGCGCCCCGCCTTCACATCGTCCAGCGCCTTGCGGCCGAGGATCAGCGCCACTGCGCCCAAGTCCTGGTTTGTGGGCGTGAAGTCGGCAAAGCCGTAGTCACGCACCAGGCCGTCCCACGTCTTGGACAGGAACTGATAAGCGCCCGCCGCCGTGCTGCTGATGGGCTTACCCCCCAGCTTGCGGGTGATGAGTTGGCGCGGGTGGTCTGCAAAGTCGTCGGCCGTGCCTGGCAGGCCGTCCAGCCCCACCAGGTCTGCACCACCGAACATCACGCGGTAGCCGTCATCACCGGCTGTGCCCTCCCCGTGCCGCAGCATGCGCAGGAAGGCCTGCACATTGGGGTCCTGCAGCGCAGCGATCAACGCAATTGGGTCTTTGGTGCTCATGGTGGTCCGCTCGAAAAAAGTGCTTTGAATAAGGTGGCCAGCGCGGCCCAGCCGCCGATGGCATAGACGAGTCCTCCAAGCGTCAAGAACAGGCTGGCCTTGCGCAGCAACCCCCACAAGCCACCCAGAACGAACCGCCCGGCATGCTGTGTGGCTTGTTTCTGTAACACCGACACCCCGGCCGCCCAAAAGGCAGCAGCGGTCTCTTCGGTCATCGCCCCTTTGATGCCCTCGCGCACAGCCGAAGCCATCTTGGCTTCCAGCCAGGCGCCGGTTTCTTCGGTCAGACGCACCTCAGACGGCGCAGCGGCGCGGCGCTCTGGCCCCTTGTAGTCGCCGTCAGGTGGTGGCATGCACGCCCCCCGTTTCCACGGTCGTCCGGCTCAACGCAGCCCACAGGCTGCACGGATCGAACCGCCAGGCATCGGGTAGGCCCAGCATGGCGGCAACCGCCTCGCTGCACACCCACCGGGCCTTGTCGTGGCCCAGCACGCGCGCAATGAAGCCCACCAGGCCCAGCAGGTCGTAGCCCTGTCCATGGTGCTCCTGCAGCCAGTCGCGGGCCTGGACCGCGTTGCCGGCCACATCTATGACATCCCAGTGCGCAGGGTCCAGCACCATGTGCTTGATCCGCACACCGCCATCCATGAATGAGCTACTGGCGCAGATCGTGCGGCCCTGCGCATCCGCGCCCAGCAGCAGCTCACAGTGGCTGTAGGCCCCGCGCAGCCACCAGGCGGTGAGCCTGTTGAATAGACGCTTGCGGCCTTTGTAGAAAGCGACTTGCATCACACACCTCCATAGGACTCGGGCCACCCGGCCGACAGATCCACCGCCAGCGGGTCTTCGGCCGCATCCACCTGCCCGCGCAGCACCTCCGCATGCGCAAACAGGGCGGCATCGCGCACGGCCGCAGCCGTGAACACCTGCTGCGCCAGGGCGGGCGTCATCTCCACAAACTCGCCGCCCATGGTCTTCCACTGCAGGCCAGCGGGCATGCCCGCGCCCATCATCACCAGCGCCATCTGCTGGGTGCGCGAGAAGGTGTCGCTGTGGAACCAGTGGGCGCCGACTTGGTAGCCGCCCAGCTGCGTCTTGCGGTCGCGCAGGGTTTTGATCTGCTCCCACAGCAAGGCGCGCAGGTCGCTGGCCGGTGTGGTGGCGGGCTCGCCGCCGATGACTTCGTTGATCATTGGTGAGCCTCCACCAGGTAGCACCACTTGGCGGTCTGACCCGCCTGTGTGATCGTCAGGTAAACCTCGAACGAGGCGTCGAACGGCAGATAGTCCGGGAACAGATTGTTGAATGCGCCGGAACTTGGGTAGGTTGTGAAGCCCACCACGGCTTGCGCCTGTGCTTCGCCCGCGCCGTTGGCGATGGTGCGGTCGTAGATGCGAATGCCTTCTAGAAAGGCCTCAATGCGGTAGTTCGCCGCACCAGCGGGCAACTCCACCAGCATGATCCTCACAGCCCCGCGCCCCGTGGCGGAATAGATGCGGGTACGGGTCGCTGCCGACATGGCTGCCGAGTAAGCCACCAAGCCTGCAGCGGTCGAGAACGCAGAAACGGTAGGGGCATAAACAACGTTCTGCCCGACGGAAGGATCACGCCCAGACACGCCCACCACACGGCGCGCACCCAACGTGCGGCCATCACCCAATGGAAACTGGCCCGCGTTCATCAGAAGTCTCCTGCGCGGGTCACGCACACGTTGATCAGCTCCGCTTTTTCGCTGCTGGCGCGCAGGCTCCAGCCAGCTTTGAGCACCAGCGCCAGGTTGCTCAGCAGCGCCGACCAGGCCGGGTTGGTGGCGCTGACGGTGTTGGCCGGGACCATCACCTCGCGCCACAGCTTGGCGGTGGCACCGTCGTGCAGGAACAGGCGCACCATGCCCGCTGTGGTGGTGACGATGGCGGTCAGCGTGATGTCGTCAACCCGCGAGCCCGAGGCGCCTGCGGTGAACACGGTCACGATGGTGCCCGTGCCGTCGCGGTTGGCATTGGCAGCGCCGCCCACCTGCGCGACTGCGGTACTGGGCGTGGATGCGTAGTTTTGAGCGTTGATGGTCATACGATTCCTTGGGTCGAGAGAAGAAACTGGGGCAGCGAGTCACCGCCGCTTACGCGGGTCCAGCCAGATGTGCTGCCGCCGCTATCGATGCTGGGGTCCACGTTGCTGATGCCGCCAGGCGCGTTGCGCCGGTAGGTCTGCTTGTCGATGGGACTCCAGGCCGTCACATCGGCCGGGTAGTTGGTGCCCATCACCCACTTGTCTGCGCCCACGGCAGAGGCCGATGCAGCTGCCATGGCGGTGGCGATGGTGGCCGCCACGTTGGCCGCCTGCGCGTTGGAATACGCACTGCCGCACAGGGCCAGCAACTCGGGCATGAACAAGGTGCCCATGTGGTTGCCGAAGGCGTAGGCCTTGATGTTGTAGAGGCCCAGCACGCGGTCCGACAGGGGCGGGAACGGTGGCACCGGCGTTACCGCAGGCACCGGGGTTGGCGGGATGATTACCAGCGTACTCATCAGATGATTCCTTTCACACGCGCTGCAAGCTGCGCTTCTTTGCTGTTGACTGGTTTGACCCGCCCGCTGATGAGTCCCAGGGCACTCAGGTAGCCGTAGCCGGGCACGTCGGTGGCTGAGATGGCCACCGGCACGTCCAGCACCTGCTGCAGCAGCCCCACCGTGTACTCGGCCTGGTCGGCATCGAGCACCGCCGACAACGTGAGGTCGGTCGCGCCAGGTCGGCGCTTGATCTCGAACGTGCCGTCGTCGTAAAACTTGATGTAGCTGTAAGACCTGGGCTCGGCCTCGCTGCCATACTCGGTGCCGCCCGTGCCACCGGTGAGGCTGCGCCACTCGCCCACCATCAAGGTGCCCAGCTCCACGGCGGCCGTGGGGCCAGCGCTCACCGTTACGGTGAGTTCAGAGGTAGGACTGATGGGAATACCCGTCAGCTCCACCGTGCTGCGCACACCCAAGGGCGAGAACAGCAGCTCCCAGAAGCCGAGGGCCTGCTCCCACAGATCCTGCGTGGACTGCTTGAGGATGGCGCCCCCAGGGGCATCGCGCGCGATGATCTGCACCTGGTCGCCCACGGCGCCGAAGATCTTCACGTCACTGAAGAACGGCACCTGCAGCTTGTAGGTGAGACTGCCCGTGGCCTTTGCTGCCGTGGACCGGTAGAAGTCAAACGGGGCAAACAGGTTGCTGGGACGTTTGAAGAGCCAGTAGTCCGGGTCTGCCTCGGGCAGCGCACTGCGGCCGCTGTGAGCCTGCACGCAGGAATACACCTTGTGATTGCTGATGCGCTCTGCCCCCACGGCGTACGTGCCCGCAGACACCCACATCGTTTCGCCCAACGCGGGGTCGGGCTCTACGATGGTGGTGCCTGCAGACAGCATGCTGGCCGTGATGGGGACGGCCATCAGCACACTCACACTGCTATACGCGGTGGTTGTCATGCTGGGATAGTCCTTAAGCCGTTGCCTTCAAATGAGTCTTCCAGCACCTGCGCCACCCGGGCCAGCAGGGCTTCCGTCTTGGACTCGCCCGTGCTGGCAACCGGCGCTGCAGTGCTGCTGGTGGTGCCGCTCTCGGCGCTATCAGCCAACATGCGCCGCGTAGTGGACGCGGTGTAGATCCGCGCAGGCGGCAGGTAAGCCAGCTCGGGGCCGTCTTCACCCACCATCGCCCAGCCGCCCCGGTGATCGCCACCGAGCCGGAACGCGGGCACGCCCACCGATGCAGCCGCCTTTGCCCAGTCGGCATCAAAGAAGCCGGTGATCAGCGCCAGATCGTTGAGCGTGCCGCCCGCAGACTTGACGGCCTCCAGCAGCCCCTTGAGGTCGCCTGTGCCGTCAAACTTGTGATACACGGGTGCCAGCGCATCGAGCTTGGCAATCTGCTGCTGATCAATCACCGGCTCATAGCCGATGCCCGCCGTTCCCAGCGAGAGAACCCGTTTGTACTTGGCATCGGCCGCAGATGCCCCACTGCCAGGCATGCCGGGACCGAACCCCGCACCGCCCGCACTGCCGCTACCGCCCGAGCCACCTGCACCCGGCGTCTTTGGCTTCAGCAGCTCGGTGAGCTGATTGATGGCCTCTTCCACCGATACCGTGGCCTGCACATTGCCGGTGGCAATGTCGATCAGCTCGCGGAACTTCTCCAGCGTTTCCTCGCCCTGCTTGATCTGACGATCCAGCGCGTCCAGCGACTGCTCTGCAATGCTCTTTTGCTTGCCCGCCACACCCGCCAGCTGCTCCATCTGCCCGGCAAGCACCAGGCGGTCACGGTCCAGCTCGAACTGGGTGAGGTAGTTGTCGGCCGTGAGGCCGCCACGCGCAGCGGACAGCGCATTGGTCAGATCGTCCGCATTGGGGATGATCCCCAGCAGTGCACCCTGCACGGCGTTCTCGATGAACACCATGCCCTGCGCCGCCTGCTGTGCAGCCGTGCTGCCCACCTCGCCCCGCAGCTCGCGCATGGCGCCCGATGCAATGTCTTGCACCTTGCCCCACAGGCCTGCCAGCTCGGCCGCTGCTGCGCGCTGCGCCTCCAGTGCCTTGCGCTGGGCTGCGATGGAGCGCTCCAGCGTGCTGTAGGCCGCGTCCAGCTGCGTCCTGAGTGCATCCTTGGCAGCGGCTGCAGCCTCCTCTGCCGTCTGGTTCAGCTCGGCAAACGAGCCCGACAACATGATCAACATGGCGTATGCCTTGCGGCCTGCCTCGGTGTTCAGGTCTTGTGCTTCGACCAGGCGGCGGTATTCCGCACGGGTCTTTGGCACCGTCAGGCCCAGCTTGGCAAACTCGCCGTCGAGCTGGCGCACGGCGACCGCCCGGCGCTCTTCCTCGCTGTAGAAGTTCTGGAAGTAGCTGCTGGTGGCGGCCACCATCTTGTCGAGTCCACCGAACGCATCCGCGATCTTGCTGGCTGCGTCCGCACCGTCCAGGCTGGCCTCCAGCAGTGTGTAGCCCAGCGTGTCAAATATGCCGTTGACGGTGGTCAGGCTGGTGGACAGGCGGGTCAGCGTGTCGATGGCCTTCTCGCCCTCTTTGGCGTACTTGCTGGCGGTGTAGGTGGTCTCTTCGATGATCTCGGTCACCTCGCGGGATGAGGCCATGAAGTCGTCCGCACCCCGACCCAGGTTGTCGTACACCACGCGGGTGACTTCTTTGCTGGTCGTGGTCCAGGTGCCTAGCACCTGCTCTGCCAGTTCGTTGTTGGCAGTGGCAAGCGCCTCTTGGAACTTCTGCTGGATCTGCTCGGCGTTGAGGCCTTGCGTGCTGATCTTGATCTTGCTGGTGTACCCCTCCAGTTTGTCGGCGCTCAGGCCTAGCGTGTCGGCAAAGTAGGCCACCTGCGCACGCATGCCCTTGAAGGTGTCGCCCAGCGCTTTCTCAAACGCGGGATCCAGGTCGCTGTACTTGGTCTTGTCCGAGCGGAACAGACCGCCCTTGTAGAACTCGTACTGCTGGCCCTCGAAACCCGTCTTTCCGCCGAAAGTGCCCTCGATACCCACGTCCGCCAGCTTGCGGCCGAACAGGCGGTTGATGAGGCCACCCACCACGCCCGCGAGCGGGCCAAAGAACGCACTGGCGATGCCCGCGATGATGTTCACGGCGTTGCCACCGCCCACGCTGTAGCCGCCCGAAAGCATGGAGCTGATCCCGTAGCCCGCCAGGCCGTTGCCCAGCATGCCCAGGCCTGCGCCAATGTTGGAGCCCATGGGCGTCATCACATTGGCGGTGTAGCCGGTGCCGTAGTCCACCGGGGTGCTCAGGCCCAGGCGCACGCCCAGGTCGCTGGATGCGAAGTTGCCGAACGCGTTGTTTACCGCGCTGCTCACGCCCTTGGTGATCAGGTCGAAACCGCTGGACACGATGTTGCCCAGGCCGCTGAGCATGCCCAGCCCGCCGCCGCCACCGGCCCCGCCCGTCACGCCCGCATTGGCGCCCGTGACTGTAAGGCCCAGGGCGCCGGTGATACCGGTCATCACGCCCTGCACCGCCAGCTTCAGCACTGTGGTCTTGAACAGGTTCTTGATACCGTCCCAGAACGACTTGAAGAAGCCTTTGCCCGCCTCAAACCCACGGTACAGGCTGTCGCTCAGGCCGTTGTAGATGCTGTCGTAAAACTTCGTCCACTCGTTGGCGGCCTCAGTTGCGGCCTTTGCCGTGATGGTGCGGTCGTACTTGGCGCCCAGCAGCTCGTTGCGCTCGCGCAGCGCTTCGATCTCGGCCTGCAGCGCGATCTGCTCGCGCGTCATGGTGCCGGTGATCACGCTGGCCCGCTCCAGCTCGGCCAGGGTGGCCTCCTTGGTCAGGATCAGCGCGCTATTACGCGATTGCAGGAGCTGCAGCTGCGCGGCATCGGTCAGCCCGATGACTTCGATCTCTTCGCGCAGGGCCTGGTTTTGGGCGACCAGGCTAGAGGTTGCCTGCTCCATGCCCTGCACCAGCTTCATGCGGGCTTCGCGCGTTGCCTCCAGGGACTTCAGTTCCTCGCGGTGCGCTACCACCTGCTGCTCGGTGGTGAGCATGTCCTTCAGCTTGGTTTCAACCAGGCTGCGCCCTGCGACGATCTGAGCGTCGGTGCTGGTGGCGAGCTTCTGGCGCACCTCGGCCGCCATCTTCTCGCCCTCGGTCAGCTTTTCGCCCGCGCTCAGCTCTTCCTTGAGAACGGCCACGCGCTTGTCGATGGACTCCAGGAGAGCGTCCACCGGGTTCTTTGCTGCGGCCGCTGCCTTGCCCGTCTTGTCGATGGTGGTATTGACGTACTCAAGGGCCTTGCGGACCTCCTTGACCTGCCCGCCAGTGGCCTCGATCTCCCCCATGCGCGCACGGATGCGACTGCCTAGGGTGTCTTCGCCAAAGGTCTGGATGGCGGTGGTGCCCAGCTCGCGAATGATGGTGCCCGCGCGGGTGGTGCCCGAGCGCATGCTGTCCAGCGCGCCCGTGAAGTCACCGCGCAGCACCTTTGCCACGGCTTCGCCCACGCCGCCGAAGTAGGCAGCGCCTGCGGCCGCATAGGCGCCCAGGCTCTCAGCCAGCAGCTTGACGCCGCGCATCACGTACTGGGCGGCATCGGCCACATAGGTGAGGCCGGTGATGGCGCTCTTGGTCCAGGCCTGCACGCTGCCATCGGCTACCAGGCGGCGCACTTCCTCACGGATACCGCCCGAGCCGTTCATCACGTCCAGCATGGCCTGCGCGCCCAGGTCGAGCGCGGGGATCATGCCGTTGGCAAGCTCTTTCTTCCAGGCCTCACCACTGGTGCTGAGGCGGGTGAGGTTGTCGTCCAGGTTGGCAGCGGCGGCGGCCTGCTCGGTGGTGACCTTGGCGGCCAGTGTTTCCACCTCGGCCAGGTCGTGCAGGAAAGGCAGCATTTGCGCGCCCTGCTTGCCGTAGAAGGCCATGGCCACCGCAGCCTTACCGGTGCCGTCTTCAAACTTTGCCATGGCCTTGGCCACGGTCAGCATCTGCTCTTCGGGGCGCAGCTTCTTGAAGCTGTCGAAGTCAATGCCCAGGGCCTCCAGCGCTTTGCCGGTGCCCTTGCTTTCCTCGCTGGCGCCCGCCAGGTTAGCGGCCAGCTTGTTCATGGCGGCGCCGATCTGCTCGGGCCCCATGTTGTTGAACTTGCCCACGGCCATCAGGCCCGACAGGGCTTCGACCGTGGCACCGGTCTGCATGCGCAGATCGTCGAGTGCGGCGCCGCCCTCAATGGCGCCAGAGATGAGGCCCTTGAAGGCCGCGATGGTAAAGCCAGCGGCCAGGCCGCCAGCGATGGCGCCCGCTGTGGCGGCCACCTTGGCCTTCATGTTGTCGAAGGTGTCCTGGATCTTCTTGGACGCCGCCAGGGCGGCCTGCTCGGACTTGTCGAGCCCGCCCGTGTATTGGGCGTAATCCAGGCCGAGCTTGACCACCAGGGAGCCGAGTGCAGACATGCTGGTTACTCCTCTTTTTCTCTTTGTTCGCGGTCGGCTTGCAGCGCGGCGCGTTCCATGATCTGCAGGTCGTTAGACAGCGCGCGTCGCTTGCGGCGGCGGCAATGACGATCAATCCAAGCCTCAACAGCAGCCCAGTCAAAGCCGGTCCGCCACACGATCAGCCCTGCGGGTTCCAACGCCTGGCTCACGTGCTGCCAGCGAGGTGCAAGGGCCACGAAGGCCGCGACAACCGGCAGGTTCTCTGCGTACACACCGAAGGCCTTGCCCTCTGCCGGAGGGGCATTGGCTGCGGCATCAATGCGGGCACGCACCTTGTCGATGTCGTCCGCACTGGCGCCCCAAGCCTCCATGGCTTCGAGCACGCTGTAGTCGGGCTCGAAGGTGCCGGGCGCTTCGTCGCGGGCACCTGCCCACCAGCGCGCGGCCTCAATCAGTTTTTTTCTTTGGCGCCTACGTTGTGGTGCCAATAGACCAGCATTGCCTCGCGCACCGCACCGGTGAGGCGCAGGAAGGCCTCCAGGTTCTGCTCGTTGAAGGGGACAGGGACACGGTTCTCGTCCACCATTTCCCAGCCAGTGAGAACACGGCGCAGCAGTTCGACGTTGGACAGCTTGATCAGCTCTTCGCGGTCTTCTTCAAAGGTGCGTTTGAAGATGGCGACAAAGCTCTCTTCGCGCCAGCCGCCCTTTGGCATGGCGACTTGAACCTTGACGGTGGCCTTGAATGTTTCGTCGGGGGTAAGAATGAACATGGTGTGTGAGTAAGGAAAAGGGGGAGAAAGCAAAAGAGCCACCGCGATGGGTGGCTCTTTTTCGGGGTGTGCACACGTGTGCACGGACAGGGATGGTTAGCGAACGATGATTTGCAGTTCGTCGTTGCCGTCTACCGGGTTGATGTCGAACGGCATGTTGATCATGGCGATGCTCTGATCGTCCTGCAGCGTGAACGGCTTGCACTGCACGGCAGGCATCGCCAGCTCAATGATGTTGCCCGGCACCGTGCCGTGCACCAAGCTGCAGGCGCCCACAACGCTATTGCGCACGATCTCGGCCCAGTTCTTGGTGGTGATGCTGGGCATCTCCATGGTGACGCTTCCCGAAGGCTGGCGGTCCGGGCTGTGGGGTGCGGCGCAGTTGACCAGTTCGCGCCAGGCCAGGGCGTTGGCGAGGTTGATGCTGAAGGCCGACATACACGCCGACAGGCCATGAAAGCTGAAGGTGGGCGTGTTGGTCTTGCCCACAGTCTTGGGCTGAATGAAGTCGCTGTAGTCCACGCCGGTGGGCATGGCCACTTCCTCGGTGGCGGCGCTGTAGGTGCCCAGGAATTCGAACTTCATCACCGGGATGCCCTTGGCATTCAGCTCGAAGGACACCGTGCCCTTGGCATTGGTGATGACGAATTTGGTCTTGTCCAGGTAGCCATACAGCGTGAGGGTGGGCTCGCCTTCGCTGACCAGGTCATAGGTCACGTCCGTGCCTGCAGTGATGGTGGCAGCGAAGCCGCAGGCCTCCAGCAGCAGGCCCCACACGGGTTCCGTCCCAGCAGCGCCTGCGCCTGCCAGTTCCACCTCGAACGTGATCTTGCGGTGCTCACCCACGGTGAGGCTGCCGCTGTTGCCCTTGTACGGGCGGATCAGGTTGCGCTGCACCTGCTCGGCCGTGATGGGTTCGGGCATCAGGGCACGGCAAAGGATGGCATTGGCCGCTGCGGTGGGGAGTGCATCGGTGCCAGCTGTGACTTCTTTCTTTGCCAGCAGCAGCATCTTTTTCATGGACTTGGCCATGGGGGTTCCTTTCAGGTCAGGGTTTCAGAAACGGCCGCTGCTTAGGCTGCTGCGGTGTTGTCGTCGCCCTCGGCCGGAGCCGGGGGCGGGACGCGGGTGCGCACGCCGGTTACGGGGTCGCGCGTGTAGGTGCCGCCGATGCCGGTGAACTCATCGCGCGCACGCGGTGGCGTGGGCAGGTGGTGCGCTGGCTTGGTGGCTTTGGGGGTGGCGACGGGCGCAGCTGCGCCAGCCGCCGCAGGGGCTGCGGTGCTTTTTGCCATGGTGGCTCCAGGTGTGGTTAGTGGCGGGGTGTGCGCAAGCGCACGGTGAGGTAGCGGGCGAAGATCTCGGGGTCGGGCTCGTAGTCAGCGTCTCCCGCGTCGTCTTCATACTGGTAGGCGGGCATGGCCTCCAGTGCAGCGCGGAACGGGCCGCCACCGTCCAGGGGCAGCAGCACGTCCAGCTCTTCGATGGTGCGGGCCAGCATGATGAGGTTGACATCGTGCTGGGTGTACCCGCCGCCCGCACACCAGGTCTCTTCTGGCTTGCTGTCCACGTCAAAGACGGCAGCGGGCCATGACGGATTGGGTGGCAGCTCCACCGCCCAGGTGTTGTCGAGCGCGGGCGCGAGGGCTACAGAAAGCAGCTGGTGAATGGTGCTCATGCCTTGCTTGCCTTTTCTAGTTCCTTTTGCAGGCGGGCGGCCATGGCATCGATGGCTTCTTCTTTGCCTTGCTCCAGTGCGGGCGCAATGAATGGCTTTGCAGCGACCGATCCGGTTGAAGCAGCACGGCGAGAGCGTAGAGAATCTACACCGCGCTTGCGGGTGTAGGTGATCAGCTTCCCGCTCCGACCTCTTCGCGTGTACTTGAGTTCTGTCTGCGATGTGTCACCAGACTTACGTGGTACCACCTTATGGCCCTGCTCCACCCAGCGCCAGTAATAAGGGTCATCCGCATATTTCTTCACAATGCGCCCACCCTTACCCACCGCCAACTTTGCGGTGCTCTTCTGCTTCTTGGTGAGGTCGCGCCCATGGCGTACCCCCATGTTGTACTCGACCGTTCCAGCTGGTGCCTGCGGCTCGCGCTTGATAGCGATGTTTTTGACCATAGCGCCAGTACGCACGGACCCATTGGATTGGGCGATGGCTTTAGCCCTCTTCTTGAGCACGCCACCAGCTGACACCACCATGGCGCGCGCCACTCGCGTTTCCATGCCGTCCTTCAGCTCCTTAAACGACTGACTCAGCTCGCCGATACCGAGGGTCTCTGACTTAGCCATCGTTCATCCCCGTGTCACAGGTCAACACCATCCAGCCGCGCGCGTTGGCCAGGGGCTTGATGTGCTGGATATCGAAGACTTTGCCTCGGTGGCGCACGCGCATGGTTTCCTGCAGGTCGTCGCGCAGGCGTATCAGGAACTCCACGCGTGCCACCACGACTTCGCCGCCTGCGCTGGAGGCCTTGCGTTCTGCGCCGGAGTAATCCATGCGCTTGGCCCACACCGTTCTATGCAGCACCCAGGCCTTCTGCATCCCGCCGGATGTGCCCTTGGCAACCTGCAGGCTGTCGATGTTGATGCGGGTGTCGAGGTCCTGCGAATTCATGTCAGGCCCCCATGTTCCGGTGCATGCGCAGCATGTTGAACGCGCCCGCCTCTTTGCGCTCGCGGTCCTGCGCGCTGTTGTTGCCGACCAGCACATCCACCAGCAGGAGCTGGGCGGCAATGATGTCGGGCGTGCAGATGATGCCCCGCAGGTCGGCTGCAGCTTCAAGGGCTGCGGCGTCTTCATACAGCGCGCCGTCCAGGAAAGCGACGGCCTGAGCGTGCGCCTGGTCGATGGCATTGCCGATATCGCCATCCAGGCTGTCATCCAGTCGCAGGCGCAGGATGGCGTCGGCCGGTGTCGGTTTGATGGGCATGCCGTCGCGCCTTACTTTTTCACCGTGGGCGCCTTGCGCTGTGCAGGAGCCTTGGCCACAGGTTGGAGGGTGGGTGCGGCTGCAGGTGCGGGATCTGCTGCGGGAGCGGGAGCGGGAGCGGGCACTTCAGATACAACCGCTTGCGGCGCAGCACCATCTGCGAGGGCAGGCGGCTCTGCAGGCGGATTGGAGGCCGTCTGGTCAGGACTAGAAGCTGCAGCTACCGCAGCTGCAATTTCCTCTGGCGTGCTCCTGGACGCATAGCCGGTCGGTGGATAGTTCACAGCCAAGTAGCCTGCATCGACGAACTCCTGCACGGTGGGACCATCGTCGCGCAGGGCCGTTTTTGGCGCAGGGGCACCTTCCGGCACGCGTTCGGCAGTGCCAGCATCAATGAACTGCTGAGCGCGATGACTGTCCAGGCGTGCTGTAGCACCCGCGCGTGGGTCAGGCTTCACAAACTTGATCAACATGCTGATCTCCTTGCGGTTGGGGGAAGGCCTCGGCCGAAGCCGAGGCCAAAGGTCTCGACACGCGATTGCGCGCTAGATCGAGAGTGAGACAGGTGTTACGTCACCAGGCCAAAGTCGCCGTAGATGAACGCTTCGGGGCGGTACACCGCCAGGGCGAGGCGCTCTTCGGCCAGGACGGTGACCATGTTCTTGACGAAGTCGTCTTCGTTCTCGGTGGCGACTTCCACGCGGGCCTGCCAGCGGTCAAACACCTGCGCGCCCATTTGGAAGGCACCGGCCAGGAACTTGTCCACCGCGATGGCCTGGGTGGTGACCACCGGGCGATTCCAAAGAGTGGCGCCGATGACGCCCTGCGGATTGCCGATGATGTAGCGGCCGGTGTCGTCCTTGGTCAGCTCAATGCCCGCCCAGTCGATGGGGTTGAGCACCATGCCGGTGGATGGGTACTCTGCCAGCTCGGCCTGCAGCAGCGCGAGGCGCAGCTTGTCGATCTGGGTAGCACCGGCGACGACCAGCGGAGCAACATAAGCGGTGGCCTGCGGGATGATGCCCAGCAGGTTTTGCCCTGTGCCGTCGCCGTTGAGCAGCTGCAGCTCTTCTTTGTAGGCCAGACCATAGCGCAGGCGGTGGTCAATCAGGCTTGCCAGCTGAGACGCGTCGCTCAGGATCTGCCGCGAGGCCTTGACGAAATGCGCGATCACCTTGGCATTGGTGGTGATCAGGTCGTATTTCAGACTCGATTCAGCCTTCTTGACACCCTCGGCAACGGGGGCCGCATTGTTGGTGAAGCCGGTTTCCTTGACGTACTCCAGCGAGCTGCCGTCCATGTTGCCGGGCGAGATCAGGTCGCGCACAGTCATGCGGCGCTCAGCCAGGCCAAGCACACCAGGCAAACGGGTGGTTTGCACCAGGTCGCCAGCCGAGCCGTCAGCATCGGTGGTGAGGCTGGTGATGGCGGCTTTCACCGGCATATCAACGCGGCCGCGTGGCGTGGTCTTGCCCAGGAAGGCCTTCACATCTTCGCTTTCCACAAAGCGCTGGCCCAGCGACTGGTGCGGCGCATTGGAGCCGTTGCCGCTGGCCTGGAGCTGTGCGAGGGCTTGCTCCGCTGCCTTGAGGTTGGCCTGCAGCTCGCCCTGCTTGACCAGCATTTCGTCCACCTTCTCCTTGTTGGCGGTGGACATCTGGACGCCCTTTGCAGCTTCTGCCAGCGCCTTCTCCCCTGCCTCCTTCACCTGGCCGCTGATCTTGTCCAGCGCAGCCTTGATTTCGGTGGGGTTGAAGTTCTGCGTATCGCCCAGGAAGGCGGCGCCGCCCAGGCCCAGGACGATATCCGGGTGGGCCAGCAGGAAGGCATGAACGGGAGCCGCAACATCGACTCCCATGGCTTGGGCGCCGATGGCTACGGCGCAGAGAGCGATCACAGCGACCGCGAGAAATTTGCGTTGCATGGTGTGTTTACCTTTCAGGTGGTGGGTTAGGACAGAGAGAAATCACGGAGCACGGAGAGCACCTCGGCACCCTGTCGGGCCGGAGCGCGTTCGGTGGGATCGCCCGCACCGCTGCCAGCGGGATCGCCCGCGCTGGACTTGAACTCGGAGATGAGGCGCATGGCCTCAGACTTGGGGATGCCGCTGGCACGCAGAGCAGCCTCCAGGCGGCGGGCCGCATGGGCCTGTGCCTTGGCGTCGCCCTGCCCCACCTGGTCGGAGGGCAGCAGTTCATCCGCGAAGCCTTGCTCGACAGCAGCGCTGCCGCCGATCCACGACTCCGCATCCATCAGCTTGGCGATAGCCTTGGTGTCAGCACCGGTGCGCGCCACGTAGATATCGGCCATGGCCGCATCGAAGGGCTCCAGCCAGTCGGCGGTTTCGCGCAGGTCGTTACGGTTGCCCGATGCGACCACCCAGCTGTTGTGCACCATGAAGAAGGCGGCGCGCGCGATCTGCACGGTGTCGCCAGCCATGGCGATGATGCTGGCGGCAGATGCCGCGACGCCCAGTACCTTGACGGTCACATCGCCCTTGTGCTCGCGCAGCAGGTTGTAGATCGCCAGGCCTTCGAACATGTCGCCGCCAGGGCTGTTGACGTTGACCGTAACTGGCCCGGCCCCCAGCGTGCGCAAGGCAGACGCAACGCGCCGGGCGGTGACGCCCTCGCCCGTCCAGTAGTCGTATCCGATGGCGTCATAGACGCTGATGCTGCGATCTTGCTCATCCTCAGCCGCTGCAGCCCGCAGGCCAGGGTTCCAGCGCTCGAAGGCGCGGGGGAGGATCTCGCTGCGCACGCTGGCGCTTGGCCTGCCCATCGGGGCGGCCGGTAGGTTTTTAACGCTCATGGTCAGCCTTTCTGCGGCTCGGTGTCGTTGCTGAGGCCCAGCCAGGCGCGGATGGAGGCCCGCGCCTGCTGGTCGGTGGTGGATGCTTGGCCGAGTGCATCCAGGGTGGTCATGGCGGACTGCACGGTGAGCACCGCTGCATTGCCGCCCAGCGGGTCGCGGTCTTCCAGCTCGCGCACTTCGTCGCGGGTCAAGATGCCGTTGTTGACCATCGCGGTGTAGAAGGCCGCTCGGCCCGCGCTGTCGGCCCGCAGCAGGCCCTCGACAGCGAACTTGGGGTAGTACCGGGTGCGCTCACCGGGCGTGAGCAGATCCTTGCTGATTGCCTGCTCGATGCGCTTGAGCCAGGGGCCGAGCGTGAACATCAGGAAGGCGATCATCTGCTGCTCGATGCCGCTGCCCCAGCTGGTGGACTTCTCGGTGTGGCCCACCATCCAGGGCGGTGTGCGGAACCAGCGGCATATCTCCTCGACGCTCCAGCCTCGGGACTCCAGCAGCTGCACGTCCTTGGGATTGATGGTCAGCGGCTTGACATCGATGCCGCCTTCGAGCAGTGGGGTCTGCCCCTTTTCCAGCAAGCCCAGGACGTTCTCGCGGAAGTCGTTGCGCTGCTCCTTTTTGAGGAAGTCTTTGAACGTGTAATAGATGTTCTGCAACGCACCGTTGCGAAACACCTTGCCTGCAGCCTTGTCGGCAGCGATGGCCTGGCCGAAGACCGTTGCCCCGTACTGCACCACGCTGACACCGTTTTTGCCGTCCAGCGAGAAGCCCGGAATGGTCCAGACGCGGGCCGCTGGAATGATGCGGCGCGTGCCGTTCTCGTCGGTATAGTGCCACTCCAGCACCACGTTACCCTGGCGCTTGTGCGGGGTGAGCCGGTCGGGGTTGAGAAACACCAGACCGACCAGGCGCCCGTTGAAGATCAGCTTTTCAGCACGGCCTGCGCCGCGCAGCAACATGGCCGAAACCATGGACTCCCAAAACACCGCCGCCGTGGCGTCGGGGTTGGGTACGTCATGCAACACGCTGTAGAGCGGGTGCTGCTGCGCAAGGCGCTTGCCGTTGGCCCCTGTTCGCTCGTAGATGCTGAGCGGCAAGGTGGCGATGGTCTCGGCGATCAGTCGCACGCAAGCCCACACGGCAGAGATCTGCAGCATGGTGCGCGGGCTGATCGTGACGCCCGTCGCACTGTCAGACCCGAGCACGGCAGCTATGCCAGGCACATCGCTGACGCTGACACCTTCGCCGCCGAACAGCGCGGTGACGGCTGCGCGGATGCGGCCCTGTCGGCGTTGTGCGGTTGGTTTCTTCATGGATTACCTGCTGGTTTTGCGCCAATGCCTGCGGGCGCGGAAAAGAAGCCGTCCCGGTCGCCTTCGTCGGGGGTGTTGGCCAGTGCTCGGCCCAGAGCCATCAGCATGGAGATCACGCCGTCGATCTTGTTTTCGGGGCGCTCTTTCGTCGGCTGCATCAGCTCGTTGAACTTCGATTGCTTGACCACCAGGTTGCTGACCATCCAGGCCAGCACCGGGTTGCCTTCGTGCTGCAGCCGACCCTCAAGCACCAGGTTCTCCACCTGGATCAGTGCCGGGGTGAAGAACATGGCGCGCTGCGCGATCTCGACCAGCGGCAGGCCTTCCTCGATCAGCTTGCCCGCGAAGTACATGGACAAGGCCGGATCGAATGCGATCTCCTGCACGTCAAATCGGCGGCAGTACATGCGCATATCGTCTGCCACGCAGTCGAAGTCGGTGAGTGCACCGTCTGTGACCACCACGTAGCCCTGCCGGGCCCAGCCTGCCAGGTGGGCGTTTCCGCTTTCCTGCACGGCCAGCTCGTTCAAGTACAGACGTGTGCACACGTTCCACACGGTGACGGGCTCGTGCACGCCATCGGGGCCGGGCCGCAACACTTCGGACTGCCATGCGAGCGTGAGCGCTGCAAAGTCCTTCTTCTGCGCAAGGTCCAGGCCCATGTACACCCTGGAGCCGTCCGGGATGGCTGCGATGCTCAGCTCTGGCGCCGCGCACTTCTCCCAGGCACGCATGTCCATCCACGGACTTTCACCGCTGACCCACACGTTCAGGCGCTTGGTCAGGAAGTTGGACAGCGCGCTGGGCATGGCCATGGCTTTGCTGGCCTGTGCCTGCAGCTCATCGAGCTGGACCGACTTGCCCAGGTTCGGGTTGGCCTTGATCCACACCGCCGGGTCGAAGTGGTCATCACCATCGTCCAGCGTGTAGATGATGCCGAACACCCGTTCGTCCTGAACCACCCGGTCCAGGATCTTGGTGACGTGCGTGCGCCGCTCGTAGCAGATGCCACTGCGGTCGGTGCCCGCCGTGGTGATGGTCCACAGCAGAGACTGCTCACGCGCGCCGCGCGCGCTGTCGATCACGTCATACACAGCTCGCGTCTTGTGCGCGTGCAGCTCATCGAGCAGCGCAAAGTGCACGTTCAGGCCGTCCAGCGTGCTGCCTTCAGCGGCCAGGGGCGCCGCCTTGCTGCTGGTGTGGGCCACCGTCAGGCTGTGCTGCATGATGGCAACGCCCAGGTGCGTGCGCAGGCCGGGCGAGCGCTCGGCCATGGCCTTGGCGTCATCGAACACAATGCGCGCCTGGTCGCGTGTGGTGGCGGCCGTGTAGCACTCGGCGCCGTGCTCACCGTCGGCGGTCAGCATGTAGAGCAGCAGGCCGGAGCCCTTGGCGCTCTTTCCGTTCTTGCGGGCCTCTTCCTCGTAAGCCTCCAGGAACCTGCGCAGCCGTGTTTCACGATGCACCCACCCGAAGACGGTGGTAAGGATGAAGCACTGCCATGGCTCCATCTGCAGTTGGCGCCCTTCACGCGCCCACTTGCCCTTGATGTGGGGCAGCAGCTCGATGAAGGCGCACGGGCGCGATGCCCGCTCGGCATCGAACACCCAGGGCCAGTCTTCACTGGGCTCGCGCGCCAGGTCATCCACCTGGCGTTGCACAGCCAGGCGGACCCATTTGCAGGAGGGGATCGTGCCGCCGAGAACATCGCGCATGTACTGGTGCGCGCGCTCGACGTATTCGTTCATCTGTGCGGATTGCTAAACATTGCGAAGCCTTGGGCCTTCGCTTCGGGTTTTGGGTCTATACCTGGCAGCTCAGGCTGCACGTAGTTGCTGGCCTGCACACGGCCACGGGCCGCAGGACTGAGGCCGAAGTGCATCAGGTAGCGGTTGAGCTGTTCGCGCTGCGACTTGATCAACTGCACGATCACGCTTTGCTGGGCGTAGCCGCTGGGGGTTACCGAGTAGCTGACCTCGTACACGGCGTCGGGGTAGTCCATTCCCGCATCGACCTTGGCTTGCACCTTGCCGTTGAAAGAAGTCTCCAACTCGGCCAGCCGACCTGCAGCCTGGCAGTAAAGCGCCAGGGCCGCACGGTCCAGTCCGCTGATCAGCCCCAGCTCTTCCAGCAGCGGCGTGATGCGCTTCCACTCCTTCCGGGCTTCGATCCCCAAGTGCTTCGGCGGGCTGGGGATTTCGATGCGTGGATTGATCCCTGCCGTCAGATCCAACGCCCGATTTTTGGTGCGGTCCGAGAGCGGATTGGGCAGCGGCCCCCGCGAGCCAAGGGCATGAACTTGTGCCATAGGAACCTCCAATGCAGAGCAGGGAGTACCCCCCCCTCCAAAACTATCGCGCGTAAAAATTTGACTAGGCGGTCGGTTTCCAGGGTGGTCGTCTCAGACTTTCGCCCCCCCTCCCCTTCGGGCCGGGCGCGCAGGGCTGGGGTCATCGCTCGAGGTAGTTGCCCCAGGAACGGCGCACACCGCGCGCCGTCTCGGCTTTGGTCTTGAGGCGGTGGCAGTCGTCGCAGATCGACTGCTCATTGGTCACATCGTCCGCGCCACCTTCCGCCAATGGGATGAGGTGATCGCGGATGGTGGCGAGCGACACACGCCCTTCCTCCTGACATGGCTCGCACAACGGCTTGCGCCTGAACAGATCAGCGCGCATGGTCTGCAGCCTACGGCCGGTGATGCGCTTGGTTTCCTTCGCCGCGGCCGCCCAGGATTTCTTGGGATGCTTGGAGCAGCGGCTCGTGCCATCACACACGAGTACCCCGCAACCAGGATGACTGCAAGGGCGTGGGATCCATGAAGACATGATTTGCAGGAAAAACTTGTCCTACTTTTGGCACTCTGAATCAGGCATGTAATAACAACAAAGCTAATCAGGAGTCCGTTTTCTGCCAAAAATCAAACTCTTTTTCTGCTCTTTACTGACAACCTCGTTTGCTTCAATCTCCAGTCGACTCAGCGAGGTTTCGTAAATATCTAAACAGCGCTTCAGCGGTGCAGTCCCGAACCGGCCCGCAAGCGCGGCGAGAGGGACATGCACCCCGTGGTGCTCATCAGCATTTCTAGGGTGCTTCTGAAAAAACTCTTCCACTTCTTCGACGGTGGATATTGGGCGCACCAACTCATCGAGCGCAGACATAATCAATGCACTGAAATCCACAAGGATCTCAGATGGTCTTGTTATAAATCTTCCATAAGCACCCACCACCGCCGTATGCTTGTCCGCGCCTTCTTTGAAAAATACACCAAGATCAGGCTGCAATTTAGTAAAAGTCCTGAGAATTGACTCAGGGGAATTATCCGATGCGGGCTGTATAACGTCAGCACGCTCTCTAGCAACAGCAGGAAGGAGGTAATATTTTGAATGTCTAAAGGGATCTATCGATTTCAAAAACCTAAGAACCTCCTCCCACTCTTTACCGTTTTCTACGGCCGCAGCGTAAAAAAGTTTTGCATTCTCTTCACTAAGACGCTTAACAAATGCTGCCGCAAAATATTCCAAAATGCTCTTGTGCAAAAAAGTAGTGGAATCAATTCCATCTTCCAGCATCAAACACGCCACTTTTACAATATCCAGCCTAAAACTTTCCGGACTGCATTTATGGTCACTATGATCGATTGCTAAGTCATAGATCTCGTTGAACTGATACTGATCCAAAGTACGGCCGTAACCACTTTGAATAGCCATAAAGCAAAAGTTCTCAAACAACTCCTGCAAGGCTTTTTCTGACAATCCACTGTGGTGTTTTCGAGTGAAAGCTGCTTTTAGATGGTCGTGGCGAGTAAATACGGTCTGAAAAAGCCTGCTAAAGAATTCCGGTAGTGTCTCCGGGATCTGAGATTCAGCTTCGTACACCATTACGACCAAAGTAAGCATCAATGGAGTCGTAATCAAATTGCTTACTCTGCTCGGGCTATTTTTTATAGCCGCTCGAAGTGCTATGGATTTTTCACTTGAAACCCCAAGCTTGGCGAGAAACGGGGCAAACTCCACTTGGGTAAGAGAAGCGATCCTGATCGTCTGAAAAAGCGTGGATTTTTGGATCTCCCTTCCCGGCCGGGAAGTAACGACAACTTGCAGCTCTGGATATCTATTAGCAAGATGTTCAATTGCCAGGAATGTGCCCTTAATCATCCCTTCTTCGATTTCATCAAACCCATCCAAAAGAAGTGCAACTCTTCCGCTTCGCAGCAGATAGTTCAACGTTTCTTCATCTACATCAATATCATAGCTTTCTAGCTTTTTAAATATTGCCTGCTGCAACTCCAATTTGGAACTTAAATCTTTTAATTCAATAAAAAGTGGAAGTCTTTTCGCCTCATTGCTGATAATTTCTTGAACCGCCAAACTCCGAAGGAGTATAGATTTACCTTGCCCAACAATCCCTTCAAGCACAATTAGGGATGAGTCGATATCACTCAGTTTGTTAACCAAGGTCGGCTTTCCATCAATCACCAACTTTGGCGGATGGAAAAATTTCAAAAGCGATATCGCATCCGGCTTCCAAATCGTCCGAACATTTTCAATAGTTTTTATTCTGGCCCCGATTTTCGAAGGAAACGTTCTTTGCTCCCATCGTTGAAGGCCCGTGACACCCATTTTTTTGGCGCCGGTCAGAATTTCCTTGACAAGTGGCGTTAAAAGCTTTCCTAGCCCAGCCGCTGTTGTTGCATCCACTCTTCTCCCCCTTTGACGACTACAGATGATGCGGTTTGTAACATCACTATGGTAGTTGCGCGGATGAGTCCAATCAAACTTTTAATCGGCGTTGTACGTGGAGTAGCAGATCAATAACAGAAGTTCTGATTAAGAAAAACCCCGACAAGCTCAACACTTGCCGGGGTTCACACTGATGTGTTGCGGGTGGAGGCGCAACAAGGACACAGTGCCTGAAATGTACCCAAAAGGTCTATGTTGTAAAACTCCTTTCGGTGTCTATAGCGCCTTGGCTTTTGCTTCGGATACACGGGCCGCAACCCGCTTGCGCTCATGCTCCTCGGCCCGCGCCTCCAGCCAGGCGGCAATGGCGTGGTCAGCCTGTTCCAGCTGCGCCTTGATGGTGGACGGCGCCCGCTGCATACGCTGCGCCGTGGCGCTGATCCCCAGGTCTTTCAGGTAGATGCACTCCAGCGTCAGGAACAGATGGCCCTTGCCCAGTTTCAGCGCGCGCACCGCCTCATCAGTCAGCGCCGCCTCCTCATCCTCCACCGGGATGGCCACATGGTTGTATGACCCTCGGGACCACACCTCACTGGCAAGCACCGACCGAGTAGCGAAGCCACGCCCGCCACTGGCGCCGCGCGATGACCAGATGGCCCAGTTCTCCAGCCGCCGCTGGATGTGCCTAAGCCGCGCCATACTGCCGCGCCTCTTCTTCGCTCAGGGGCCAAATGCACACGTGTGCACAACCGAACTCGACCATCGCCCGCGCCGCGATCTGCATGTCCGGGTGGGCCTTGTCAAACGGCGCACCCACCACGCGGCCCGCCTCCATGGCGTAGAAGCAACCACGCTCACCACGCAGGCCGCGCCGCACCAGCGTGAAAGCATCGCCCCCGATCTCGCGGGCCTTGCGCTGGATCGACGCGTACACATCAGGCATGTGCGCCTTGATCTCGGCGATCTTGTCGTCCACTGACTTTGCTGGGGTAGCAGTGTCCATACTGTCCATCCTTTTCTATAGAGATCACGGGAGGGGTGAAGGCGCTCGCGCGCACGTGCCCGTGGGTGTGCCTGCTTGTGCCCGCCCGCCTTGGTGAATGGCGCCGGGCACCGCCCTCAGTCCCACCGGGCAATGCAGCAGCCTCAACCCCAAGTTGCTGGGGATGTAGGGGTGCTGGTGGTGTCCATGCAAAACGCTGGACACCTTGGACACTTGGACACTCAGGTCATAGGCGCATGCAGTGACATCCCCGCCACCGCGCCGCAACGAGGGCGCACAGCGCTCCCCTGCCCTTCGGGCACGCTGGCGCGAATCACGCCTCCCCCAGCGTTTGCGGCACGGCGCGATTCAAGCGCCGTGAGCTTTTGCTCAAAACGGCGCATCGTCACCTTCCTGTGTGTATGGGCTCGACGCTGGCGGCGGGGCCAGCGGTGCCGGTGGCGTGGGCGCATCGGGCGGCAACATGCCCGCATCCAGCCCATCGTCCTTGTCCTGCGGCGGCCAGTTCTTGGGGCGCACATAACCCCAGGCCCTGGCCCCGTTGATCTGTTTCTTGGCCCGCTCCCAGCCCTCATGGTCCAGCCAGCTGCGGATCTGCCCCTCCAGCGCGGGCGTGCTCTTCGCCGCATCCACGCCCAGAGCCAGGGTGAGCTGCGCAATGGTCACGAATTCCGTCAGGTCGTTGACCACCGCGCCAATGCCCGCCGCCGTGGGCGACCTGGTCAACACGTGCAGCAGCTCGGACAGCACCGCTGTCTCCACCAGGCGGCTTTCCTGCATCGGCACAAACAGCCTGCGCTCCTGCTCGGTGGTGGGCGTATACACAGCCCCCTGCAGGTACAGCGCAAACGCCTCGGCCAGCAGCTGGTCGCGGTACTTCTTCAGCCACTCGGTGTTGATGATGTGCCGCACCGGGATGGGCCAGAACCGCCGGTTGCCCGTGCGGTCGCGCAGATACGTGTTTTCGTTGGTGGTGCCCACCAGCAGGCACTGCCGTGCAAAGCTGCCCACCGTGGCGCCATAGGCCACCCGGTAGCGGTCCACCTTGCTGCTGATAAACGCCTTGATGGCGCCCACCTCGGCCTTGCTGAAGTGCGTCAACTCGGCAATCTCATACAGCCACAGGCCTTGCACCTGCTCCTGCGCCTCCTTGCCGCGCCCCACTTCAAACGGGGTGTCACTGAAATACTCGCTGCCCGCCAGCACCTCCACCAGGGTGGACTTGCGCAGCCCGCCCGCGCCCTCCAGCACCGGGCAGTAGTCGAACTTGCAGCCCGGCTCCATCACCCGGTACACCATGCCCAGCAGCCAGCACCGACCCACGATCTGCAAGTACTCCAGCATCGGCTTGCTCAGCGTGTCCGGGCTCTCGCCCAGCACATGCACCAGCCAGTTATCAATGCGGCTCTTCTGATCCCACCGCAGGCCCCGCAGCATCTCGCGGATGGGGTGAAACCGCCGCGTGTGCGCCACCGTCTGGATGGCCTCGGCCAGGGCCGCGCGCGAGATGCTGGGCAGGCCATAGGTATCGGTCAGGTACTTGCCCAGCAGCAGGTCCACCGCATCGGTCACATCCCCCGCCTTGGCATAGGCCCAGGGCCACGCCACGCGGGCCTGCACGTTGTTGCTCAGCTCGTTGTAGGCCAGCACATCACGCAGCGCCGGGTCGCGCTCCAGGATCAGAATCACCATCTTGCGGCTGGCCAGCCAGCGCTTGTTGGCCTTGTCGTAGTACGGCACCAGCCAGTCGGGCACCATGTACGCGCCGATGCGCGTCATGCCCGCATCGTCGTCATCGTCATCCCCCAGGGCCGCGCTACCGCCAGGGCCCCCGCTCCCGCCATCCCCGCCGTTACCACCGCTCCCGGTGCCAACGAGGCCATCGATTTTTTTTCCTGCCGCTGGCTCCGGTGCGCTCACGTCCTGCGGCAATGCATACGCCTGCGCAAAGAACGCCTGCACGCGCGCAAAGTCCCAGCCGTCTGTCTCGATGGCATCGCGCGCATCCCAACCATCAGGCACATCACCAGGGGCAGGGATGGGCAGCAGCTGCACCGTGCAGCCGTGCGCATCCCTCAACAGCGCGCCAATGCCCAGCATCGCGGCCATGCCCGGCTGCTTGTGCAGGGGCAGCAGCGGCTTGGCTTGCTGAATGACCAGCTGCGCGGCCTTGTCAGGCGTCGCCTTGCGCTCGGCAGCAGTCAGGGGTTCATGCTTGGCATCGCAGTCCGGCCAGGCCAGCACCGTGCAGCCCTGCAGCCAGGCCCAGTCGGCCTTCTGCCACGCCTTGCTGCCGCCGGGCCAGCTGGCCACGCAATACACGCCCGGCGCGCCCATATCCAGCAGCGCCTGCAGGCACTCGCCCTTGCGCTCGCCCTCCACCAGCACCACCGTGCGCTCACCCGGCAGCGTGCCACCAGGCAGGAAGAGCGGCCGAGGTTCGTCCCACTGCCGCCAGTGCCACTTGGCCGCACCGTCGCGGGCGCTCTGGCACCAGGTGTAGGGCAGCGTGTCCTTGCCGCCGTCAGACGTGCGAAACCGCACCACAAACCCATGCAGCGCATCGCCCACGCGGTAAGTCGCCTTGTGCTCCAGGTCATCCGGCTGGCGGTGGTAGTGCTTGAAAGTGGGCGCCACCGCATTCGCAGGCACCGGCACCACCGTGACCCAGCTCTCGGGCTCTGCCTTGGGCTTGGGCGGCGGCGCAGGCCTGGGCGGCGCAGGTGGTGGTGGCGTGCCACCAGCAGGCACCATCACCAGCCCGGCCACGCTCTCCAGCCCTTCTTCGCGCGCAACCCGCACAGCAGCCTTCGCCATGCTCAGGCCATGGATGGCCGCATACAGGCTCAACAGGTCGCCGCCCTGCTCATCACTAGCAAAGTCGCCCCAGCGGCCGTTGACCAGGTTCACGCTGCAGCTGCTGCCCTTGCCACCACTCAGCGACCCGCAAACAAACTCATGCCCCCGGCGTTCGCCATCAGGCAACCATAGGGGCACGAGCCGGTCCGCGCTGGTCAACAGCGCCTCGGCCAGGGCAGCAAATTGAATCGGGGGCAATGGGGCGCCGCTCATTCACGCACCCCATCGCAAAAGTCACAGAAGCCAGCGTCTCCACCGCCAGCGGCGTTCAGTGCAAAGGTCATAGGGTGTCAGCCGCCCCATGCCCGCAGCACTGCGCTCAAGTCAACAAAGCCCTCACCCTGGTCATCTACCAGGGCAGCAGGCACATACTCAGCCACCGGCTTGTTGCGGTAGTCCACCTGCCGCGCGCGTGGGCTGCGCAGCTGCTTGGCACGCACCATGTTTGGCAGCGTGTTGCGCGCGGCCTGCAGGCCTACACAGGCGCGGGCCGCAATCTCCTTCAGCGTGGGGCCACGCTCCACAGTCGCCAGCTCGCAGCAGGCATTGAACAGCGCCTGGCGCACTTCACCGGCGGGTCTCATGCAGCACCACCCTTGCCCGCAGCTGGCGAATTCCAGCGCTCCATGGTGCGCTGGTGCTTCGCGTCCAGGTGGCGCATCAGGCCCTGCCCATCGGCCACCAGCGCCGCCCACTTGGCGCGCACATCGTCAATCTCGTTCTTGCTGATCTGGCCATCCGCATCAGCGCTGGTCGCCGCAGTCACCAGGTCGGCAAACTCGCGCATCAGCTGCGCCAGGGCCTGCCCAGTAACGGCATCGCCATCGGCATTGCCACGGGGCAGCAGCACCAGCATGCCCCCCACCGCCTCGGCCACCCGCGTGGGGTAGTCCACCCCGTGGGCGCTGCCCAGCTCCACGCACATGGCGGCAATCTCGGCGGCATCCACCGCCCCCAGCTTGTACTGGGGCGCAGCGCGCAGTTCCTTCTCCAGCGTGCTGGGCGACTTGCCCAGGCGGGCCGCTACAGCCTCCACGCCACCAGGGTAATGGCGCACCGCGCGCCGAACGGAATCAAGAACGTCCATCTGCTCCACCTGTCAAAACGCTACAGACACACACGGCCGCGCAGCAAGACACTGCGGGCCATGACAACGAGAAAAGAAAAGCGCACCACCACGCAGCCGCACAAAGCGCCGCGCACCTGCCCGCGCGCGGCACACCATGGAAGGGGTAAGGAGTCGGTCCCCGGCGGTGCGGCCTGGGGCGTGGTGGGCGCAGAAAGTGAATCGCTAGGCATGTGCAGCCCCGTGCGCAGACGGAGCGGCAGACGCTTGCACAAGCTCCGGCATGAACAGGTCGGGCCTCTCGACCTTGACGTGCGCCGGAATACCCCGCGCCAGCCAGTTCTGCACACGCTGTTGCCCGCCCTTTTTAGGCAGGTGCAACAGTTCAGCCACCTTCGACGGTCCACCCAGGGCGGTGATGATCTGGATGTCTTTTTGCAGAGCGTTCATGCCGCGATTTAAACATGGCGTTTAATAAAAATCAAATCGCCACGTTTAACAACGCGGTGTTTAGTGCCGGAACAATCACAGCCATGGCACAAATCCACTCAACCACCGAGAGGCTGTACGCGGCAGCACGGGAGTTGCGGGACGTGACTGGTCAGTCTGCGGTGGCACGATTGCTCGACATTTCGCCCCAAGTCATGAAGAACTGGGAGGCGCGCGGCGTCTCTGAAGGCGGCGCGCTCAAAGCCCAAAAGCACATAGGCTGCGATGCGAACTGGGTTCTGTATGGTGAGGAGCAGATGGCATCTAGCGCATGGACGCCACAGCCCGCTGCGCGTGCAATTCACGATAAGACATCCACCTACCAGGTGGCAAAGACCTGGCCTTTCAGCACATTCACACCCGACGAATACTTCAAGCTGCTTGATGCTGACTACCGGCAAAAGATCGAAGACCAGTTACTGGGCGCCATCACGCGCATGAAACAAGCCACGCAGCCCAAACTTGACAAACACGCCTGACTTTGGCGCAAGGGTGGGTGTATACCGTGAACTTTGTAACTAAGAAAATTCAGTCGGTCCACAAATCAACAGCATGATCGTCACGCACTCAGCGCTCAACCCGCCTCCAATTAGCGAAGACTACGCAGTCCGTATGGAGGGGCCCGACAAGGGCTTGATAAATGCATGGATCACCGGCCTGGCAAAGAGTGTGGACTCGCCCGAGCTTGCGGCAAAGGCAACCGCTGGCGAGTTGCCCGTGCTTCCCTTTCGAGGTGGTGTTGAGGCCGCCATCAAGACCAAAACCAAAGTGGGGCACCTGCTTTATGTGGCCATGTGGCAGGGGCTGCGCGGCGAGGATCTGCAAGTTGACACCGATATCGAGCTATCCATGACCTGCACCCGCACAGGCGTGCCCGTGCTCTACACCATGGACTTTGAAAAACTGCGCACCAGCGCCTGACCAATAGCGCCATGGCCCAGGAACCAGCCATTCAAAGCGTTCTCGCTCACCGCCAATTCGTCAAGTCTGCTCAGGTGCTCAGCGGCATCATCACGGGCATCGTGGCTGACGGCCAACTGCACGACATGGAAATTCAGATGCTCAGCACCTGGATCAGCGCCAACCCTGAAGTTGCACAAAGCTGGCCCGGCTCTGCCGTCGCTAGATACCTCGCCGAAGCCATGGCGGACGGTGTGATCACTCCAGAAGAGCGCGCCCACCTTCTGCAAACACTGCAGCAACTGGTGGGCTCCGACTTCGCAGAATCGGGCGCAGTCGAGCCCGAGGTCGCCGCCCTACCCTTCGACGAAACTGCCGCCACACCGCTCCAGAACAGTCGCATCTGCCTCACCGGCGAATTCGTTTACGGGACAAGGTCCGCATGTGAGCGCCTGGCAGAAAAGGCTGGATGCACACCGGTCGCCGCCGTTAGCAAAAAGGTGCACTACCTCATCGTCGGGACGAATATCTCCCCCCAATGGGTGAACACTTCCTACGGCACCAAGATCCTCCGCGCCATGGAGCTGCGTGAAGAAGGCCACCAGATAGGAATCCTGCGGGAACGGGACTGGCTGAACCTCCTTCAGCAGTCATAAAGACCCGCACCATTCACACAGGCCCGCTCAATGCGGGCCTTGTTGTTTGCGCCTTGTTTTAAACGTCATGTTTGACTTATAAATAAACATCATGTTTAAATTCGCCCCAAGTTCACCAAACGAGGGCCGAAATGCAAACCCAAACCCCCGGTGCACACGTGTGCACACCACTTCACAGCCTAAAGGCTGCTGAGCGCTTCATTGCTGGCTTTGAAGACGACAAAGACCAGGACGTGGGCCAACTGCTTGCCGACATTCGCACAGCGCTGACCGGCCCAGTTAACGGCGCACTTGCGATCGCACCCAAGTCGTATCGCACGCTCACGCCGACTTACAGCGACGGCTTTGAATGGGCCTCGACTTGTGAGGCCGGCTGGTACCGCATGCGCACCCAGCGTAAACATGGCTGGCGCCATGAGCCCTTGCTCACGTTTGTGAAGGCCAGCCACTGGGACCACACAGGCCGCATATGGGAGTGTGCATACCCCGCCGTAACGGACGACTTTGGCAACCTGGTGGAAGTCAATGGCCGAGGTGGCGCAGCATGAACGCCCGCCCCCTGCACATCGTGCAAACCACAGGCGCCGCAGACTTCCTCGCCCCCCTCAACGGCGACCGTCGCTGGCTCGTCGTGCAGGCAGACAAGCCCGCACCACTCCACGAATTCCGCATCAAGGTGCCCGGCCACAACCCATTCCACGGCCTGTTCCCCAATGCCGGTGCAGCCCGCCTGCAGGCCGAGCAGATCTACCCTGACTCGTACCCCGCCAGCGTGGTGTGCACATCCCGCCAACGCCAGGAGGTCCGCCCATGAGCGCCCCCATCCAGCTCATCCGCCTGCGCACCCGCCGCACCCGGCACCAGGGTCTGCGCATTGCCGCCCGCATCGGCATGTTTGCCCTGTGCGCTGCGGTGTTCCTCACCGTGTTCGCCTGGGTGTACCAGCACCTGCCCCGCTGACAAGGAGGCCCGCCATGCCCACGCAAACCAGCGCCATCACGCTGCGGGTACGCGGCCTGGTCACCAGCAGCGTCTACCGATTCACCCGCCACGGCCTGCCCGTGGTGGAGCTGGAGATTGCAGACCGCGCCACCGGCCAAACCGTGTGCATCACACACCGCTACCCCAACGGCGGCACCGCCAGCTGCACCGCAGCGCGCGCCCTTGCTGCCCGCATGCGCGGCCAGCTGGCCGACCTGCAGGCCATCAACCCCAAGTTCAAAGCCAAGCGCCTGGAGTGCGAGGCCGACCTGATCAACCCCAACCAAACCAGCGCAGAGCGCGCAGATCTCGCATGACTTCCAACACCATCACCATTCACATCATCGACCAGCCAGGCGGCGGCGTCATGGTGTACACCACGGGCGGCGCACCCATCCCCGGCCAGCGCCTCACCCCAGGCCACGCCCTGGCCACCGACCTGCTTAACCTGTGCACCCACCGCGCCAGCGACGTGCGCTACTGGCACGGCACCGACAAGGCCATGGAGCTGGTGCAAGACCTGCTCAACCCCGACCAATACGGCTACGCCGTCAGCCCCGAGGTGCACCGCGCGGCCCGCCGCGTGATGGGCCTGCCCCTGGACCCCACCGCACAGGTGCCAGCATGACCCGCGCCCGCCCCACCCGAGGCACCGACAGCATCACGCTGGCCAAGCCCAACGAAACCAGCGTGCACATCGTGCGCCCCAAGCCCGCACCGCTGCGCCAGGCAAGCCTGCAGGCTATCGGCACCACCACCACATCGGCCCACGGCAAGCCCCTGATCAGCCCCGTGGCCAGCCAGGCCGAGCTGCTGGCCCGCCGCAAGAGCGAGCGCCTGGAGCGCGCCACCGACTGCACCCCCGTGCGCAACAGCACCATGCGCGGCCCCGCCTACACCTGCCCCGAGCTGCGCACCAACCCCTACCGCCCAGGCAGCGCCGACGCGTACAGCCTGCCCAGCCGCACCAGCTTTGCAAAGAAGGGATGAGCATCATGGCTACCGCAGTACACGACACCGTTACCCAGGCCCTGCCCACCCCCGGCGCAGGCCCGCGCCTGCTGCACACCCCGGTGCACAGCATCGCCCCCAGCCTCACCAACCCGCGCAAGACATTCGACCAGGCCAAACTGCAGGAGCTGGCCGACAGCATCAAGGCCAGCGGCGTGCACCAGCCCGTGCTGCTACGCCCCCTGCCCGCGCACCGGCTGGAAGACACGCACCGCGAGGCCCGCGCCAACAAGCGCCCCGCCCCCGAGTTCGAGCTGATCGCGGGCGAACGCCGCTGGCGCGCCAGCCAGCTCGCAGGCCTGGCAGAGATCCCCGCCATGGTTCGCCCCATGTCCGACACCGAAGCGCTAGAGGCCCAGGTCATCGAGAACCTGCAGCGCGAAGACGTCACCGAGCTGGAAGAGGCCGAGGGCTACGAAGTGCTGATGCGCACCGGCAACCTCAACGCCGACCAGGTGGGCGCCAAGATCGGCAAAAGCCGCAGCTACGTCTACGCCCGCCTTAAGGTGCTGGATCTGTGCCACAAGGGCCGCGAGGCCCTGCGCGACGGCAAGATTGACTTCAGCAAGGGTCTGTTGATCGCCCGCATCCCCGATGAGTCGCTGCAGATCAAGGCACTGAACTATTGCACCGGCCGTGATGGCTACTACGGGCCCGACGTGCCCAGCTATCGCCAGTGCTTTGAGCACGTACAAAACAACTACATGCTGGCGCTGAAGGACGCCCGGTTCACCATCACCGATGCATCCCTGGTGCCCAACGCGGGCAGCTGCATAGAGTGCAGCAAGCGCACCGGCGCCCAGCCTGAACTTTTCGCCGATGTGAAGAGTGCAGACGTGTGCACAGACCCCAAATGCTTCCACGTCAAAGAAGCCGCACACGACAAAGCCGTGGTGGCTAAGGCTGCGGCCGCAGGCCAGACCGTCATCGCAGGCAAAGAGGCCGAAGAGCTGCGCCTGAACCACTATGACCACAAGCTCAAGGGCTACAAGCGCCTGGACGACAGAAACGACAGCCCCACCGACCAACCCCTGCGCAAGATCATCGGCAAGCAGATGCTGGCCGAGGGCATCAAGCCCACCAAGATCGAGAACCCGCGCAAGAAGGGCGAGTTCCTCGACGCTCTGCCTAACGAGGTTGTGCTGCGCCTGCTCAAGACCGTAGAGGGCCAAGCCCAGGCCACCAAAGAGGTCGCAGCCGAGGTCAAAGAGTTTGCCGACAACAAGAAGGCCAAGGCGCTGGAAAAAGCCAAGGCCAAGTACGAACAGGCGTGGCGCGATGGCCTGCTGGATCGCACCTGGCAGGTGCTGAACAAGGAAAGCCCACTAGTGTTCAACCTGGACGTGCACCGCTACCTGGTCACCCGCGAGGTGAACAGCCTGAGTACCGACGACGCAACGGCCATTGCTGACGTGCTGGGCTTGGGCCGGGTCGGCGCTCACAGTGCCCTGATCGACTTTGCCAAGACCACGGAAAGCCCCGACTGGCTGCAGCTGCTCATCATCATGCAGCGTGACAGCGGCGCGAGCCACTACGCCTTTAACCGGCCAAAGAACGAAGGCTTGATGCTGGTCGCGGGCAACGTGTTCAAAGACCGTCTGGACGAGGTGATCGAGGAGATCAAGGCCAAGGCCCGAGACGAACACCTGCCCAAGCCCGTCAAAGCTGCAGCCCCGAAAACCGCTTCTACCCCTAACCCCGCTGCGCAAGCTACTACTACGCGCGCGGGAGACAAGACTAAAGGGGCCAAGGGCAAAACCACCCCCGCTGCGCAAGCCCGCGCTACCGCGCCCAAGACCACGAAGGCCGAGGCGGCTGCGCAGATCGCCGCTGCGCTGACCGAGGCCGAAGGGAACCAGGACCAGGCGCCTGCGGCGCATGGCAACGAAGGCGCCCCCGCTCCTGCGGGCGGTGACGCGGGTGACGCCGCGCCCAGCAACAGCGCCGCGCCAGTAGGTCCGTCGGTCGCGTGGCCATTCCCGAACGGCTGGACCGAAGCAACAGCGACCGACTCCGCTGCTGCGCCAAGTGGCAAGGCCAGTGCAGGCGCGGAGACAGGGGCAACAGTGGCAGGGGGCGAGGCCCTGGTGATCACATCGGGCATGGTGCTCATGGTCAAACACACCTGCGACGCTGTGAGCTGGCGCGGCCGCACGGTCACCGTCATCGGCGTGAAAGGCGCCAGCATCAAGGCCCGCGAGTCCAACAAGCCACCGGCACACGCCGAGCGTGGCACTTTCTTTGCTGAGGATCTGGAGGCGCTGGCATGACGCACGGCCGCAAGAAGCCCCGATTGGCCCGCATCAGCGCCAACCCGCTCATGCTGGCCCTCATGACCGCCACCAAGCTCACCCAGGCCGAGATAGCCGAAGTGATGACACCCGTGCGCCAATGCCTCAAATTCGTGCGCGAGGGCGTCTCCACTCAACTGCAATTCGAGGTGCTGCGGTCCACCATGCTCATTGCCCAGGGCATCGAGCACAGCGGCATCGTGCGTGGCCTGGCAGACCACATCACCAGCGCTCTGCAGGCCTGCAAGGCCATCGAGGCCCGCGCCCTCACCTCGGGTGCATGGCGGCAGACCGCCCTTCACTTTCAGGAGCTGGACGCACTTGCCACCGCAGTGGACCTGCACGAATACCAGCTCCAACAGATCAGCGCTGGCGAGCTGCACAGGATCGTCAACCACATCAAGGCCCGCACCACCAGCACTGGCGGCAACGTGGCGCGACTCTCCGAAACCGACCTGGCCCTGACGGCCGCCTGAAGGGCTCACTGCATGAGTACCACCGTCACCATCAAACCCCTGTACCTCGACCGCGAGGCCGCTGCCGCATTCCTTTCGCTGTCATCCACCCAGCTGGAAAAAATGGCATCCAAGGGCTTGGCACCCAAGCCGCGCAAGCTGTCCGCAGGCCGCAGCGCCTGGCTGGTGGAAGAGCTGGAAGACTGGGGCCGCAGCCTGCCCGTGTCGGACCTCAAGCCCGCGCGCAACTCTGGCTACGGCCGCGCAGGCGCGCCAGATGATGCGAGCGATTCCAAGTGATCACTCAACCGCCGCAGCCACACAAGCCGCTCCTGGTCGTAGGTGTGTACGTTGTACGTGGCCTCGATCTCTTCGGGCATGTGGCCCACGATGGCCTCTGCAATCTCTGCCGGGCAGCCCAGCGCTGCCAGCATGGTGCGGCCGGTGCGCCGTAGGTTGTGGGGCGTCCAGTCGGTCACAGGCAATTGCAGCGCCGGGTTGCCCCGGCGTTTTGCTTTGGGGCTGTAGGGCTGCAGGTCGTACACATAGGTGCTGAATGCATGCTGGGTGTACGGCTTGCCCCTTGTGTCTTCAAACAGGTAGCCCGATTGACCCACGCTGGCCAGGCGCCGCTCCACCACCTGGCGCACCCTGCCCCACAGCGGCACGCGCAGATCCACTGCATCAGCGTACCTGGCGTTTTTGGTCTGCTCTTTGGGGATGGTCCACCACAGCACGGCATCCTCGCCGCGACCCTCCACCGCCAGCTGCTCGGGCCGCAGTCCGAATATTTCGCTGCCCCGCGCGCACGTCCACAGGTACATGACCACGGCATCCTGGCCCACCTGGTGCATGTTGCCCAGCCAGGCCAGCAGCGCGCGCACTTCGTCATCGCGCAGCGCCCGCCGACGCTGACCCACGTGCTTGCCTGCCATCACCTTGCCCTTGCTTTTGAGGCGGCCCTTCATCACCTGGCGCCACCAGTTGGGCGTGTTGCCGTCCAGCCGCCCAGCATCGAGCGCGTATTCCCAGGCAGAGCCCAGCATCGACCGCAATTTGGCCGTGGCCATGGGCGTGGCCTTGCGCGCTTCCAGCACGTTAAAGCACTGCGCGCGCGTCACCAGGTTGGCATCCGCTGCCGCCAGCTCGGGTTCTTGTTCGATCAGCCGGTCCAGCGCCTTGCGCGCCGCCTCTGCGCCGGCAGCCTTGCGACTCACCAGCAGGTGCCCCTTCACGTAGTCCTCCACCAGCATGGCCACGGTGTAGCTTTTCGACGCGGCCGGTGTAGCTTTTGCAGCTGCGCGCAGGGCCTTGCGCTGAGCCACCGGGTCAACGCCCGCAGACTTCTGGCCCCGTAGCTCCATCCACTTGGCCATGGCGTCATGCAGCGTCAACGCAGGCCACGGCCCAATGGCCACTTGGCGCAGCTTGCCATCCGGCGCCTTGTAACGGTACGTCCAGGTCTTGAGGTTTTTAGTGGCCAGCAGCCGCAAGCCGGGGCAACCAGGCACAGCCATCGCATCGCCCGGCTGCAGCGCTTTCGCGGCCCTTGCATCAAAAACCAT